CATATAAATTCCAAAAACTATAATTTGTATTCCAATAATTGTAATCTATGTATAATCTTAAATCATAAAAATGATTTTCTACTAAGATAGGATTAAATGTTAAATTAAAGTTTAAATAATTGCCAGAAGTTACTGCTGATGTTATATCATAGTATTTTGTTACGTTAGTGCTATCATCTCTGATAGATACACTAAAAGCATCGGTGTATTCTCTAGGGATTACCGATAATGCTTGGGCAGTTGCTGATGTAGTTAATATAATCATTACTTATATAACGTAAAGATTTATCTAATTTGTACAATCATTTAGGCAAAAAAAAAGCACCCTATAATTAGAGTGCTTAATTTATAACTTAAAAACTATTATTATGCAGTTGGATCAATTTGTGTTGCATCTGGAGTAACTGCGTTATCTAAGAAATAAGGTGCAGTTTCTTCCATTCCTTCAAATGTTAATGTGAAACCACTTAAATCTCCTGCTGCTGCTCCTGTTACTACTGTACCACCTGTACAATCCATACCATTTTCAAATCCACATAGGAAATTGTTACCATAGTAATCTTCTACTACAATATAAGGTCTAGCTACTGCCAGAACTTGTAGTTCTGCTTGAGTTTTAGCATCTAAATAAGTTAATGTTAAATTTAATGTTTGAGTGTAAAAAGTAGTACCATTTTCTCTAGAACTTGTTACAGTTGTTTCTAAAGATGAATTACCTTTTACATCGTATTCGTACCAAGTTGGAGCAGGAGAACCATTTGTGATTGTTGCTTCTTTTGTTGTTGAATCTACTGCAATTGATGCAATAGTTCCATAATCAGCAAAGTAAACAGTTTTTATCCCACCAAAGGCACTTTTACAAGGTACTTTTCTACCTGTGTTTAGTGTACAAGCCATATTATTATATTTATTTTAAAAAAAAAGGGTAAGTAGATAATACTACCTACCCAATTTGTTGGTTAATTTATTACTATGCGTATTCAACTAAATCAGAAGCAATACCAAACTGAACTGCAGAAGTAAATCTCATTACCATTCTAACATTGTTTGATGCATCTAAGTCAGCCATATCTAAAACTTTGACTACGTTAGTGTCATTTAAGATTCCTGTTCCAAAGTATAAGTTGCTTCTTTGAGCAGCATACATTTTGTTAGGCGACATTCCTGGACAAACAAATACTTTAACACCATTAATTGTTAATGATCCGTTGTTCCACCATTGTGTTCCTTGTGCGTTTACACCATTTGCTCCTAATCCGTTAGCTGCAAATCCACCTAATGCTTGTACATAATATTTAGCTGCTGCCGAACCTATGTAAACAAACAAATCTTCTTTACCATATAAAGAACCTGGAATAGCATCTACTACTTTAGATAATTCTGCAATAATGTTACCTGCATTTAATCCACCACCTACTGCTGCTACTTGCTGTCCTGCAGGAATATCCCCTGCTGCTGCTGAAGCTGCAATTAGTTTTTCAAATCCATCAAAAGAATTAACTCCTGCTGCACCTGCAGTATCTCCTTGCCAAATACATATCTCAGTATTTTGTGCTACTTCTGCTGCTACGTGAGCAATCATAAAGTCAGAGAATTTTGGTGGTAAAGATTGACCTAAACCATATCCCATAGATTGTGCTTCCCAATCGTTTACGAAGTCATACTTACATAATGATAGGTTTACTTGTAACTCAACTGGTTGAATAATTCTTTCTGTAAGTGTTACAGATGAATTAGGTGTGAAATCACAACTAGCAGGACTAACTAAATCTCCTGTTGCTAATTTTTTAATTACTTCTTTGTAAGCAATATTTGCTTTTACTGTTAATCCCCCATCATCAATTGTAGATGCTGAAAGAAGTGCTGCAGCAATATATTCTCCTGCGAACTCACCTGCATAAGTAGTAGTGATATTTACAGCAGTTGCTAAATTTACATTTTTTAGATTACTCATTTTTTTTATTATTTATTTAATTTATTTAATACTCTATCTAGTGTCGTGTTAAACTTGCCTTTTGCAAATTGTACTTTATTTACTTTTTTATTTCCTGATTCAGGATTGTGTTTAATAGGCTTTACTGCAGCTTCAGATAATTCTTCTTTACTGAATTCTTCTTTTACTGTACGAGATTTTAATCCTTTAGATTCTTCACCCATTTCTTCTTTATCACTTAATTTAGATTTAAGATCAGAAATAGCATCTTCAAGATTTTGGATTCTTTTTTCCATTCCTTCCCAATCTCCTACATCAGCCATTTTCTTTTCTTCTTCTTCATAGTCATCTTCTTTTAAATCAGAAGTGATTTCTTCTCCATCTTCTCCTTCTTTCTGTGGAACTTCATCAGATACTTCTCTAACATCTCCAATAATTCCTTCTTCTTCAACAACTACTAATCTGCCATCTTCTAGGATATATTCACCTACTGGCATTGCTACTTTTTCATCATCTGTTACTATAAAGATTTCTTTACCTTTTTCAAATGATTCAGCACTTACGATAGTGCCATTTTCTAACTTCATTTCCTCAAGTTTTACCTCGATGTTTAGAAGTGTTTTGATTTGATTTAACATTTCAGTTGATTTCATATTATTTATATAACGATTATTTAATTTAATTTTGCATTTTTAAGTAATTCTAGTAATAACACCAATACCTTGTGCGTGTACAGAACCATCACAACATTCTATTGAATATGTGTTGGAATCCCAACATAAACAGGCTCTAGAACTACCAGTAGGACTTGTTCTGCTAGGTATAAAAGGTTTTTTATTTCTTGTATTACGCATTTATTTAAAAATATCTTTTTGATTGCTTAACTACATAGTTTTCATATCTATCAATTACTTTTCGTAAATTATCAAGTAAAGGAGATTTAGAAACTCCTAAGTCTTTTAAGCCTTCAATTAATTGTGTTTCTGTTTTTTTTGCTAAACGATATACAGCACCAAGTCTATCTAATTCCTTTTGACCTTTTTTTATAGCTACTTCAATCACAGCCATATAGTCAGACATAAAATTTCGATTTCCTTTTTCTAAATCTTCTGTAAATTTGATTGCTCTATCTGCTATTCCTGCAAGTTCAACTTTATGATTACCTAATTCAGTTTTGTCTTTAGGTAATCTATTATAGATTTTTTTTAATTCGTTTGGTGTTTTCATTTTATATATTTATTTTAATTTTTGCAATATTTTATTAATAGGTTTTAAATCTCTATCAGCACCTGAAATATAAACTGAAGTTAATTTTAATCCTTCTTGTAATAACATATAAGGTTTTATTGAATCTGGTTTAATTCCTAAATCTTGTGCTGAAGATTCATATTTTGACATTACATCTTTAATTTCTTTTTCACTTTTTATTAAAAAATTTCTGCTTGAAATTACCTTTGCCCTTAAAGTTCCATATTTATCATTCAAAGCATCATATTCTTTATCTAATTTATCAAATATAAATTCTGAATCATCAAGTATATTAATATATTTATCTATACTATCTAATGCTGTTTTTGCATCACCATCTAAAGCTAATTCTACTTTTTCACCTTTGACAATACTTTCTATTTTATTAAGTAATTGTTCTGCTAATTTTTCTTCTGACATATCTTCTTTAATCTGTTCTTTAGGTCGTTCCATTTTATCTGCAAAATAGCCTTCAATAGAAAAACCTTTAACTTTACCTGATTTAACATACTCGTTCCATATTTCATCGTTATTAACTTTTACTGCTCCCATCCACGTTCCTACTGGTACATCTAAACCATATTTTCTGGATTTGTCATTTACTTCATCTTCAACTATCCAAGATTCAACTAGTGTAAGACCTTTTAATGTGTCTTTGTGTTCTAGTGTTGAATTATTTTGATAGCCATTTTTTAAGTACATCTGTGATGCCTTAACTATAGTTTCTTTAGAAAAGAAGATATAATAATCACCTTCTGATCCATTTCTATAAATAGGTTTATTAGGTATCAATAAAGCACCTAATAATATTTTTTTTTCTTTGTCTAACTCTGCGAGTTTTATTTCCTGGTTGTTTAAAGCAACAAAATCAGATTCTATAGCAGGACTTTCTACAATTGATATTGCATCAATCCCACTTTCTTCTTGTTCTTCATCTAGTATTAATTCTACTATTTTCATAATTATATAACGTATTTAAAATTAAGTTTTGTATTTATCCTATCGTTGCACCCTCAATTGTATTTCTTTCTAATGCTTGTGCTGAGGTTACCTCACTAGCAACAACAAATGCCTGTACTGGTTCTTGTGTCTGTCCACCTATTGCTTCTGCTAATTGATTTGTGCTACTTGCTCCAACTATATTAAATGCAGGTGGTAATGATGCAGGTGTTGATGGAGTTGGAATACTAGGAACTGATGCTGCTGCTGAACCTGCTTTAGCTTTAGTTTTAGAAACTGCTTTTTTCACAGAACGCATAATTCCCACACCCTGTGCAATAGCACTAGCAATAGTAATTATGTTTTGTGGAAAACCAATCTTAGAACTTTCAGCTACGTTTTGTGTTGTTGAAACTGCTGCTGAACCTATTGCTTCTGTTCCTTTGAATGTAATACGTTTCAAATCCATTATAGTTTCCTTCAATGCAAGTCCTTGTTTCATTATTAATAAGGCTTGACCTATCCCAGATTCTGCATCTGCAAATTGTGATATAGCATCTACTACAGCTTTTTTGTCTGCTATCTTTTGTTTATCTAATGCTTCTTCTGCATCTAGAATTTCTTTCTGTCTAGTTAAATTAGTTTGTCTAGATTGTTCTGTAAATTCATCTAAAGCTATTTGTGCATCAATTTTGGCTTGTGTTCCTGCTGTTGCATTATCTACTATAGCCTGAAGTCTAACAGATTCTTGTTCTGCTTCTAATATATCTATTTCTTTTAAGGCTTGTAATCTTAATAATTCATCTTGTATTAATTCAGCATTAAACCTTTTTCTTTCTATAGATAATTTACTTTCACTTTCTATTTGTGAATTAGTTAATTCTATTAATTCTTTATCAAGTGCTAAATCATTAGATTTTTGTTCTGATCTGAATCCTTCTATTTGTGCAAGAACACCTAACTTTTCATTTCTAGCATCTAGTAGTGCTATATAATCTTCATCTTTGCCTGTTAGTTCAAATTGTGCTTCTGCTGCCTTTAATACTGTTTCAGCATTAGCTAACATTTGTTTTTCTTGTAACTCTAAAACCTTTTTTAATTCGTTGTTAGCATTTATTCTATCTTCAATACTGTTTCTTTCTTCATCTCTAATCTGTCTTTGCTGTTCAGCCTGTCTGTCATATTGTTCAATAAGACCCCTAGATTCTGCAGCAGCAATTTCAGCAGATTTTTTTAGCTGTATATTAGTTTTTGCAGTTTCTATTGCAGCTTCTACACTAACTTCTTTTAATCCATCTACTACTTGTGTGCCTATTGCACCAACTTCAGTAACAGCTTCACCAAAATTAGTAACAATATCTGCACCTGCAACTACTGCTTCAACTGCTGTTTCTTTTAGGCTTTCTTTAGTTTCATCTATTGATTCATTTAGTCTTTTTATTGTTTCAGGATCACCATCACCAAAGAATGATTCTTCCCAAGCCAACTGTGCAGCCAATAAACCTAGTTTAATAGCATCAATTGTCAATTTTAGTGGTGTGAAGGCTATAGTAACAAGACCTTTAACTACTTTTCCTAATGCATCAAAGTTTTCTGTGGCACTAGATACGTTTTTATAAACATCAATAAAGACATTTGCTATTTGATTAAAAATAATTTGTGCAGTTTCAAACACAACATTAAGTGCATCCATCACTTGTTGGTTTTCTTGTATTGCACCTTTGACAAATTCAAATGCTTGTTGTAGAAGAAACACAACACCTGTAACTTTAGCAATATTTTTTAAAGATGCACCAACACTTTGCACACCTTTTGCACCATCTTCAGCACTTTTTTCTACTTTTTGTAATGCTTTAGCAGTTTCTTCATTTGCTTTGACTACTTGTTTTTCTAACTTAGTATATTCCTTTTGGAATTCATCTAAGTTTTTAACAGCTTCTTTATATTTTAACTGAAATTCTACTTCTAGTTTTGTTGCCATTTTAATTTATTTTTTGTTTGCTTTATTCCCTCTGAAAACGATTCTGCTAATTTATATTTACCTTGTGCAATTCTGATATTTTCAGTTTCACCATTTACTATTTTTAATAAGTCTAATATATTTTTAATCATAATTTTATTTTAAGGTTGCCCACAGAATATGTTTGTTATTACTCCATTAGAATCTAAAGCCATTCCCATTATATATGAATTATCTATACAAACTGTATCATCTG